CAACGAAGACGCCGATCCGATTGTTTGTGTTATCCACAACAACCTTATTCAATGGCGCAACAACACCGGGGTCGCCTATCAGCCCAATGACCGGGCCTTCGGCTGCTGTGCCATCATGCTTGTGGCCAGTAGTATTAACAAAGGCCGCTAAAACCTTATTTAATTCTGCATTGATTGGCGAGGCAGTGATCGTCGCACCACTTGTGATCGATGCCGCTGACTGCCGTGTGTAACCTGCCATAGTCTATCGTCTCCCTGCCGCAGTAAATTCGAAAACCATTCCATGAATTGTGTAAGAACTAAGTTGCCCAACTGTCACAAAGGTTGCCTGTGTCGAGAAACCTGAACCTTGAATGTCAGAGGTGATAATCGGTTTTGTTGGACCGCCATAAATTACGTTAGTCGCCCCATATTTGATGCCTCTGCCGCTATACACAGTGGGCGCACCGATCAAGTTTTGCGTATAAGTTGAGGGCAACACGGCATCAGGGTCGCCCCAATCGTAAGTTACCGAAAGAAGCATCTCTACCGGGCCTTCTGCCCGAACGAAGGTGTTTACCTTGCGCATGATTTTCCGCTGCTCAGTCTCGCCAAAATCCAAATATGGGGTGGCATAAACTGCCAGAATATCATCGCCATTGAAACTGGTGCCAACATCTTGCTGATAGACGAAGCCATCGTAGTCGCCGTGCAGAATTACCTCTTGTGTGCCAATATAATCGCTTGTGCAACACGAGGTGCGGATGCCCAGTAACTCGCCAAATTCCCACTTTAATGATCCGCTATTTTCGGTGAGTGCGCCAATGAATCCGACCGCAGAGTCTACTATAGCCGCATCGGTAGCATTACCGATAAAATAGCGTAGTTGGTTCTTGGACCGAATAACGACCCCATCCAAGTCGGCCATGTCGTAGTTGGCGATAGCATCAACGAGCTTTGAATGGATCTCCATCGATAAAGGGGCAAGTTCAACGTCCCCGATGCGTGACGTTCCTGCGATTGGCCTCAAGCCGCTGGGCGACATGAAGACTAGATCGCCGCCAACCTCAACAACGGAATCGGGGGCTACGCAGCCTACGTTGCTGGTCACGTCTTCGGTTGAGAATTTTTCACTAGAATTTACTGTGATCTTTTTTACTGCGTTTGAGCCAAAGATAAAAAGGTTATCACGAAAGGGTTTAAGTTGAACCACATCAAACCCGGCTGAAAGTTGCCCCGCAAGAGTGCTAATTTCAAACTGGTACGGATCGTTTGGGGCTGAATGCGCAATCACAGATGATTGCAACCCAGCATTACCCGATAAGAATAGATGATTTTTAAAAACTGCGCAGAGAGAGGGTCTGTCTAAACAGGCGTCTCCACCGCCAGTGGCACCGCCATCATGATTTTCAGAGTCATACCCGCCAGCTTGATCCTTTTTAAGCTGCTCCCAGTGCGTACCATCGAATATGATGGCAGGGTTTACCCCGTCCACAAAACAAACGAGGTTATTGCCTCCGAAATTAAACTGGACATGTCGCAGCTTTTTAACTGTGAGTCCGCTCACGGTCATGGGCCTAGTTACGCTGTGATCTAGTGTCAATTTCCGCCAGCCGATACCTGCCGTATAATAATAGAAAGAATAAGTCGTGGCACTGGCATCCTGCCTCGCCGCAAGAACAGTAGTACTGGCCGTGACATCGTTTTTGAAAATACAAATTCCAAGAACTGGGCCTTGGCCTGTAGACGATCCAGCAACAGTAACTTCGCCATATGTTGCATCATATTTTGCGAAGCCGTCTATGCGTCTGTAACCGCCGAATAATGAGGGTTCGTAATTAATCAGACGAGTAGCCGCACCGGGGCTGTCATCACTCATCTGCAGATGATTTTCGTTGGCGTTAAGACCGCCACCGGATACCAATTTAAATGAATTAATATCGTCAGGCATTAGAACCGAAGCCGAGTATCAGTGATGCGGGTAAAAGAGTTTATGTATAAAGTTTGGAGACTTTTTATACCCTGCTCAAAAGTGGCATACGCTGCTTGAGCATTATCAGAATTATCCTTGAATAAATACATATGATACAATGCCCCGTCTACTAAAACGTAATCAAAGCCCTCTGGAATGCGGGTGGTATCGTTAGCAGAGGTGATGTCGGTATAATTAAGATAGTATTTAAATGTTACAGTATAGGCGGCGTCAGGGGAGCGAGTGACGCCAAAGCCAGAGCCGTGACTAGGAAAGACAAACTCAGGAATACCTCGACCTGCTGAACCTGCAGAAAAGTCTATATCCCGATAATTTTTGTACCATTCATCGCGCTCAATAAATTTAAGCGACTTAAAGCTAGAGCCGAGCGTAGAACTTTCTTGAATCTGAAAACTGTTCCAATCCACTGCCTTAAAACTTGTGGGCCACGAATACTCAGAAGCGCCCGCAACTAAGTCTTGATTATGACTAGAAGCGTTAAAGGGCCATTCAAATTCTTGTTGATTAAGCCTAGCAACAGCACTCTTAATAGCATCTTTGACTAGAGCGTGAACTCCGCGAACCGATGCAAAATCAGCCTCAACAATCTCGACTTCGTTCAAACGTCTAAGAACTTGATTGCATAAATCGAGATATGTAGAAGCCATTATTACACCCTAATAAGAAGTTTGGGGCCAGCCGTTAAGCCAGCCCCAGAGTATTATGCTAGGTAGTCGCGGTCTACTTCGACAGCTTCTCCAATGCCGGTATCGCTGATGTCCATGAGGACTGCGAAGATACGCAGCTTACCCGTGGTCAAAGCAGTACCCGACTGAGTTTTTAGAAGCAGGTCGATGTTGTCATCCGCAACCGCAAGCAACGGCTGGAATGCTGCTGCGTTCTGAGCAACGACACCAGCAGCAGTGCTGTCAGAGCCATCAAAACCATCAACAAAACAATCTGCGTCTACGGCTGTGCCAAGATCAAAAGTTGTAGTACCGCCAGAAGTAGCTGTAACAACTTCGATACCAGCGTTCAGGATCATAGTACCCTTTTTAACTGCAATCACCGGAATGACATCGCCAGCCGCCAGAGCGGAACCTTTGTCAGCAAGCGCAGTAGCCAAGTCTACAATATTTTGGACGATGTAGGTATTACGTCCTCGCCGCGCTGTACCTTGCGCCGCTGCGAGTGTGTTATCTCCTAAAGACATATTTTTTGCTCCTTATGCAGCGTTATATTTTGCGGTTACGATTGCTTCTGGACGAAGAATTTTCGAGCCATAGACTTGCATTCCACGGACGATGTCCGAAAATGAGTCTGGGTCACGATAGGTCTCTGTCTTAGAAATGGTCTCAGCAGTTGCTACTGCAGAGTTATGACCCGCAACCAAAATGCCGTAGTTAGCATTTTGGTTTGCTGTTCCCGATGTGCCGGGGCCAGTTCCTACCGCTGGAAGATTGCTTGAAGAATACACACGGAACCCGTGGAAATTCTTAATAGTCAATCCATTACGAAGACCGCCGGACTCACCGAAATCTGCGTGTAGGAATCTCGAATCTTCATCAGCGAGGATTTCTAAAAACACCGGATCGCAGATCAGCCATCTATTTTGGCTGTCTACTTGCTGTTGATCTAGAAGACGCTTCATACGTGCTACAACCATTGCGGGTGAAGCCGTGGCTGTAGGCAGTGCTGTGGCACCGGGAAGACGCGCTACCAGAGGGATCGAGTGCTCTCCCGCAGAACTGGTTGTAATATTTGCAAATGAACCCTTGATGACCTTCATAGTGGTAAGCAATTCGTCATCACCAGTTCCAGTGGTAATAGCTTTGTCACCACGGGCTGTGGTATTCGCTGTATTTGCGTTTGAGTGAATTGCAGACTGCTTAAAGCCTGACATATAACCCAGCACGTCTTGGTCGAACTGGTCAGCCAAACGATAGGCTGCACGGTCGGTGGCTAAATCCATGAAATTCACATGTGAATGCGCGGATTCTATATCGTCCATCTTAAAGGCAAAATAGTTCGCTTGGTCTACGACCAGAGAGAAGTCTTCATCGTCAAGATCTTGTGGAAGAATCGTCGTACCACGTTTGTAAGAACTCACACTGATTTCTGGTTCTTTGATGATGCGAACGGTATCGCCTTGAGCGCTAATTTCACCAAAATAGTCGGTGTTTGAAATGTCACCTACTACAGTGGCTTTTCTAAAAGCAAGTTGCGTTTTTTTGCTATAAATTACGCTGGAAAAATTTCCATTGGGCAGATTATTATGCCCTGATGCGGATTGAAATGCCATTATGATTTCTCCTGAATGAAATGGCTTGAGGGAAATCTTCAATCAGTTATTGAAATGCTGTGAAGAAGCATCAACATAAATATGATGTGAAGACAGCTAGATCAGACAATTAAAACGATAGTGTCAGTCCAAATAAGAGTGCCATAATAATATGGGCCTTATAGGTCCGGTGGACATTGTTTTACTATTATCTGGGGGATGGTGCGGGGTGTACTTCTTCAAGCCGTAATCTGCTTAAAAGTGTCCTGCACAATTGTTGTTCAATATAATCATTATAACATATAGAGATAGTTAATGCAATAGTTATCTACTATATACTGCACCCCCAAGGGCGCAGCCGTAGGCTACAGCTAAGTGGCATATTGGTCAAGTAGCTGTAGCGATTTTATTTAATTATCTTGCCCCACCGGACATGTCATACGAGAACTTACCGGATTGAATGGCTGCGGTAATTGCAGCTTCATTGGCAGCGTATTCTTGTGATGACATACGGTCTACCATGCTCTCAGAAAAGGATGCCTTATCGGAAGAAGATGGCGAAGAAGTAGACGTGCGCCCTACGGATTGTGCAGCACTACGAGAGTTACCTTTTCTACCCTTATCAGCCTTATACAGGTCGATGGTACGAGAGGCCCACGTTGCGTCCGTATTATTCTTATACACGCTGTCTTGAAGAGCTTCTGGCTGTAGACCTACCCAATCATGGAACTTCGGGTCTTGCCGTATCTGGGCGAAGTCTGGGTGTAGTTGGAGAAGCTGTTGTTCTGCGCCCTGCTTCTGTACGCGCTTTTCGAACTTCTCAACTTTTTCTAGCCGCTTCTCGCCTTCGGCCAGAACTTCATTTGCCCGTTTCCGCGCAATGGTATCTACGATTTTGGCTACGTCAGGATACTTTCGGCTCCAAGCCTCAACTTCCTCATCAGTCTTCGGAAATTTAATCTGCTGGCGTGTGGCTTGATCCAACTGATTTTGCATTGCTGCAACCTTTTCATCCGACTGATTACGGACAGTTTGGATATGCCGTTGAATGTCTTGATACCGCTTTTTGTAGCTTTCTTCTTCGGCATCTAGTTGAGGCTCAACTTTGCCTTGTGCCATCTCTTCTGCGTAAGACAACTCGTTATCTTCATCTGCTTGTCGTTTGTATTTCATTAGTACCTCGAATGGGTCCAGACTTACTGGGTGTCCAAGTTAAATCATAAATGCGAAAGATTTCTCTTTACGCACACTGGGCATTCTAGATGTCATGGGCTTCAACTCTTGAGTGTCTTCCTCATCATCCAGTTTATCGTCCACCTCTACGGCAGCGACTTCTACATCAACGCCTTCAACGTCGATCTCTGTGTCCTCGTCGGACAAATCTTCTTCGGTTTCAGCTTGTGGAATAAGGCCATCAAATTGCATGGACATGAGGCCCATCTCAGCTTCCGACTGCAGCATCTGAATGTGCTTTAAGCCGTGCCACTTAACTACATGCGCGGGGAGTACATACTCGTCGGTGGACAGCTTGGCATCGATGTCATCACGTACATTCTCTGGCGATGCCCCTACCGGAATAGGATTGCCCGACACCTCATCGTAGCCCATTATCCCGTCCATCATCATGCCGCCGTGAGACAGCGAAAAAGCATCGTCTTGGATGAGTTCCTGCTCAATATTACGCTGCACAGCCATGCCAATTTCTTTTTCGCGGGTGGATAATTCCCCGTCTCCATTGGTGTCAGCTTCTTTATCGTCTAATTGAAATTTCTTATTAGCCATGATTAATCCTTCTGGCGTTGTGATGCCTTTCTTAGTGGTAGCGAGGCCACCTAATGCAAAACTTTGATCTTGATATTCAGATTGGAGAATGGACCGGGCTTCTTCGGGGGTGGTCTGGTCAGTCATTTCAAGATGGATACCACGGTCAAATTCTTTCAACTCTTCAATGGCATTTTCACCGGTACGAGTAGGCCAAGAGAGTCCGCTTTTCTTGGCAAACTCGACAGCGGTCTTTTCATTCACAATCTCGCCATCCCATACTGTTGGGATAAGAGTTTCAACTCCATCAATTTCCACGATGATTGTATGCACCGTAGCAAGATCACCGTTCTCCATACGTTTGGATTTTCCGGTGGCTATGTTGTGATAATGATGCTCCGTAATAGCGTCCATACGGTACTCATCTGGAGCCCCTGCAACCGGTTCCTCGTCAGGCATCTCCTCTAGAGGAGGTCTGTAGTCGGAAGTCTTTTTTGCCTTTCCAGACAAGTAGGCTGGGACATCCTCCCCCTCGTCAGTAAAGGACTTAAAAATATCCGAAAACATACCCATTATTCGGCACCTTTAATTACTTCTTCTCTAAGAGTTTTAATGCGGCGTAATTCCGCAACCGAACCTTGTATGCGTTTGACCTTATCCATGTCCTTTTCTAGGCTCATCTGATTAAGGAGGGTCTGAGTACGCTCTTCTCCGTATTCCTGCAGGAGGCGGAAGATGTCTTTGTTATTGACCAGTAGGAGTAACGACCGGAAAAACTTCTGATCCATCACTGCATTGGTACTCCTGTAGGAGGCTGCTGTGGTGCAGGCTGTCCACCATTGTCCCCACCGCCGCCGCCTGTGAAGCCTGCGGCATCGGGTTCAGGAGCCTGCCCCGGCGCTATGTTGCCATTACCATTACCGGTGGGGTCTTGAGGACTAGGACCGGCTGCACCAGCCTGTGGTGGTGGTGCAGGTTGCTCTGGCATGAGAGCTTTTATTTCGGCCATCATTTTCTGCTGAATTGCGGCCTCACGGGGATCGTTCAAGATTTTATCTTCATCTAAATCCATACTGGAAGCCAACTCACGCAGTATGTAGTCGTACTTAACAAAAGGAGCCATTTGCTCGTTCTGCGTCATCTGCATAAACTGCAGGAGACGTTGGCTACGGACCTCATTACGCATTAGGCTTTCAGTGCCACGCGCCTTAACGTCTAGGTCGCCAATAAATTCTTTGTCAAAATTAAACTGCATATTAAACGAAAACAAAGACTTACCTAACGGGGCCAGTAAGTAGTCATCAATATTCCGAACCACAGCTTTAATATTCTGAGCAGCAGCACCCATGAGCATGGACATGCCCGAAGCGGTTCTCCCTACCCCACCAACAGCACCAGAGCCGTGGCTGTATGACGGAATGCCGGTAGCTTCATCCGCAAGCTGTCGGCTCTTGTCGAACAGCAGAAGGTTCTCTTGCGCGGTGTTTTTAAACGAGGTCGAAAAGATGGCTTGACCCGGCGCACCTGACTGCCTTCGGAACACTTTTCCGGGGTAAATACTCATATCCTGGCCGGGTACTAAGTTAGTCTCATCCACCTCAATTATGAGGTTTCCAGACAAGGCTGCATTGTCCACAGCCATACGCATAAAACCGTTCATTAGTAGCTGCGTGTCTATCATGTTCTCGGCCACACCGATGCCGAAGAAGCTGTAGGGATTTAGCTCGTAGGGTACTGCAAGATAGGGAATACGGCTGGGTGTGAACGGATTAAGCACCAATCGCAGGATTTGGCCGTTACAAATCCATATATTGACCTGAATTTCGTCTTTATCCTGCAATGATTTAGGTATCTTAATATCGGCTTCTTCGGCTAATTCGGCGTCTAAAATGCCCCAATATTCAAGTATTTCGTACCGATCCATGTCTGACGAGATGGAATCGTCCTCTAATGCGTCTTCCCAGTATTCTCTGGTGTAGTTAGAGCCGTACTCTACCGCTAGTTCTATGCTTTCTTCACGAAAGTGGGGCCGTTTTTTAAGATTGCGTAGTTGTGAGCGGTTTAAACGATGCCGCTGCACGGTAAATTCGGCTTCGGTCATGTTTCGGGCGTCTGGATCAGGATAGAAGTCCCAAATGGAGACGTATTCCATTTTAGGGATGGTCTCAAAGAGTGGATCGTACTCTCCATCCTCCGTCCAGCGGGGATACTCTTTATCTTGCGCAAATGGACCTTTGAAGACGCCGGTTCCAAACAAGCAGCACTCAAATGCAATCGATCTCAAGTGTTTAGGGGCATCAGTCTCGTCTAGCTGATCGTGCATCAGCTTTTCCATCTTCTGAGCCGCACGTTTTGCAGGTTCGTAGGTGATGGAGCCTACCATTGTGCCAGCGCCCAGCGCCAATTCGTCTTTTACCGGTTCTAATGCTTCTGCATATAGGCCCAAGTCCCTAGCGAGGTCTGGACGTGCAATGTTTAGCGGTACTTTGTAGTCTATACCGATCTCTTCCTTGACCTTTTTATCAGTAAGGGCATTCGGGTTGAAGGATACGGTGTCTGCTACGTTGTTAGGGAACTGCCGTGCTTCGATACCAATAGGAAACTTGCTTCCAGCAAACAAAACATCGACTACTTGTGCATAAGCTGCCAGAACTTTTGTTTTAGTGATTTTAATAAATGCTTTGGACTTTTCAGTCTCGGTAAATTGAACTTCGGAAGAATACAGACCACGATAATTACGGTAAGCATCCAGCCAACGCTCCTCATCTGTACGTCTGGCGTCTTTTGAGCGGTTATACTGGCCCTCAATGAAAGCCACTGCACCAGAGTATTCAAGATTTTCAGCTTCTACGTCACCGTTCTCGTCCAGCGGCACGGCAAATTCAGAATCCGTAGCGTCTTCGGGAAGCGGTTTATCCATTAATGCCATGTTTAGTATCCAAATGTTGCGTCAGCAGGTCGCCAACTTTGCTGTGGAACGCCTCTACCCATATCGAAGGGGCTGAATGCCTTCGGGCGGCTCATTACGGCGTATCTGACGCTGTCGTAGGCGTGATCAGATGCGTATCTGGGATCAATATCGTCTGATCCTCGTGGGTCGGAGGGTATGACGGGTAAGTCTGCTATGATTTGCCTGCAGGTATTGAAGAACTGGATAGCAGGAAGGTCTGTATACTCGTCCACCTTCAAGACTTCATGCAGCCGGTTCTTGCCAGCTACTCTAGCACCGTTTGTCCGGTCACTAGGACGCCATCGTGTGCCTTCATTTATCATCTCTTCGGCTATACTAGGGCCAGACATGCCCCGCTGATGCCAGCAACTAGAATCAAGAATGCCGTACTGTATGCGGTCTCCTTCTTCCGCAGCTTTAACGGCTTTGGCTAAGTCCCTGCCGGTGTGCTTGGACACGTATAGCTCCCGATAATTAATCAGGGTGCCGTAGTTGGGGTCGATAGCAAACCAATGCACAGCAGAATATGAAGAATATCCATAGTCGCATGACCGAAACCTGACCCAATCATGCGGAATGTCATAAGGCTCAATGACGTGGATGCTCTGTCTAAATTCGGAGAAAGCCGCCCCATCAGCCACCGCCCAATCGCCTTCAAGAAGTTGCCTACGCTGCATTTCTGGGAGAGATAATAGGTTGGCTTCATACTGCCCACCTTCCATTAGATAAGGGTTATCAACTAGAGATGCTGGGATAAATCTTCTGTAAAACAGAGGTTCACCAGCCTTTTCATGTCCTTCTGGGTAAACTAGGTCTTCTCCGCTTTCGATGTCTTGTGCTATGAACTTTGTGTTGGCTGGCGCGGGATCAACAAAACAGCGTTTAACCCATGAGTGCCCAATTCCACCGGGGTTTGTGGTCGCCCTCATGTGTATAGGGAGCGTTGGGTCAGTAGTTCTCAAACGACTTCTCAGATAATTCCAGCAGAAGGCTGAAGGGTACTGAGTCAGTTCATCCACAGCTATGTAACTAAAGGATTGTCCCTGATAACGAAGAACGTCTTGGTCTCTGTCTAAGTAGCTAAACCAGAGCTTTGCACCAGATGGGAACGACCACTGAGATTTCTTCTCGCCCCACTTAGCTCCTTTGAAGGCTTTGGGATATAACTCTTGTGATTTCCAGACTAATTCACGTAATTCGTCTACACTTCTACGAAGAATTAGCCCACTGAAGTTAGGGTTAGAAAAGTACCTCATAGGGTCAGCTAGTAGCCCGTATGATTTACCACCCCCAGCCGCGCCACCATATAGAACTTCTCTCTCTGATGCGGCTAGAAACTCGGTCTGTGGGCCTTTGTTGGGAGCAAAGACTACTTCCTGTTGCTCTCTCTGAGTCTCAATAACCGTGAAGTCTAATTCTTCAGTTGAGTTTTCGTCTTTGGGAGCAATCTTAGCTAATTTCTTCTTCGCAATAGTCAGGCTGAGTTGTGCGGAAGCGGTCTTCTGTTTAGCAGCGGCTATCTGCTTGCCAGCGTAAGTCTTGGGACGCTTCTTCCTAGTTTCCCGCTCTAGCTGTTTTATTCTCTTAGAAGGCTTCTCAGTACCTTTGCCACGATGAATCCTCCAGATATTGAGGATGCCTTGATGACTGATCTTGTCACCGGTCTGTTTAGTCAGCCATGCAGCCGCACGACGAGAAGAATGCCCCTGATCTAGGTAATCCATAGCTTCTTCGACTTTTAGAGCCTTCTCACGGTCAGCCACCAGAAGCAGAGGATCATGATCCGAAACCACATAAGCATACTGTATCTTAGCGGTCTTGTTAGGGCGTATCTTGTTAGGCCACTTACTCACTTTTTATCTAGCTTCTTCGCAATCTTATGGGCGGCAGTAAAAGTGCTTCCATCCAGCATAGCCTTGCGCATGTTATTCATATGCTTCTTGGAATGATGCTCACTGTGCTTCTTCATTGTGGCTTCTTGCCGTTCAGTAAGAACTTTCTTTTTAGCTTTGGTCATTCACTTGCCTTCGGCGGCAAAATAAACATTGCCCCGCCTGTGTTAGTGACTTCGACTTGCTCTCTCTTCACCAGACCAGTGCGGTCCAGAATCTGCGCAGAAGCCGCAATGGAATTACGTGCGCCCATCGCAGAAGGATCATCTAAAACATCCCGCATAGCGAAAGCAGCTTTGGGAGCCTGCATAGCCATCATCAAAGATGCTGCTTCGTTAATCTCTTTCGACAAAGGGCCGACTACTGCATTGGTATTGCTGGTAGGTGAATAACCCGCTGCCTTCATAGCCTTGCGAATATTGCCTTTGCATTCTTCCGACATAAGCGCAGCTAGGAAGGCTTGTTGCTTTTCGGTGTATTCTTTTTTAGGTTCTTCCATGCCTACCTCAAATATACGAAGCACAGACCTACTGCGCCGGTCAGGATCATCCAGAATAGTCGTTCTGCAAATGCTATTTTCTGACCACGCTGTAGTGCCTGCTTTTCAATGTCATCCATACGATCATCAAACTTCTTTGAGGTTGTATCGATGCTGTCCATCCGTCGAAACACGGTGATGACGCGCTCCTCCATTCGGGCGATTGAAATTACTGCCTCTGACAGTTTATCCAATTTATCCTCCATGCGAGATAAGCGGTCATCATTCATGTCTTCTTGGCCTTCTTCTTTTTAGGCCAACCCGCCTTCATATCCTTAAAGGCTTTGTCCGATACCGTACTGTTCTTCTTAGAACGAGAAGTACCTGCCTTTTTTCGGGCATTCATGTTTTTTACCAATGACATAGCCGATTACTTTTTCTTTTTAGCGGCCATACCGCCCTTACTGTATCCAGCTTTCTTAGCCATGCCGCCGCCAGCCATTTTCTTGTCGGTCATCTTCTTATCGGTCATCTTTTTTCCAGCCATGCCGCCCATCATATAACCGGGTTTTTTAGCCATCTTCTTGTCGTCTTTTTTCTTCATGTTTGGCATTGTCTTTCCTTACCAGTTTTTGCACGACCAATAACGTGCGGTTAGTTTTGATTTGGCGGTTGAACACTTATGCCTAGCCCTAAAGGACTTTCTGGCTGCAGGATTATCCTTGCGGATCTCCATTTGGGGATCGCCAAACGTGATGTACTTCACGCTGTCGCCTTCTACGGCTATGACCTCAAACTTCTTCGCGCCGCCTCGACGAGGTTTATTAACGGATGTGAAGCCGTGGCGCTTTTTAGCGGATGCTATCTTTTCGGACTTAGTCTGTGCCATCTGAAACTAACTCTTTAATTAACTCAGCCTGATCTC